GAGAGTAGGCGATCCTAAGTTTAATAAGAGTAGAGAGAGTTTACCTGCGGTAATGGCTAACTCACTATTACAGTCTCATTCTATGCAAGGTGACTTATCAATGGGAGGTATCCCTGACATATTTGTTGGCAATAATTGTATACCTTCAAACCCTACTCAATTAAAAATCTTAGAAGATCTAATTTTGGCAAGACAAGGACAAACTCCAGAAATATATACTAAACAATTGCAGGATTATTGGGATCAAAAGAAAGATTATATACAAACACTTGCAAATGATGCAGATAGTCATTATGAATATCTAAGGAAAAACTTTTACGAAGTTGAAGATGTTGACGATACTGGAGATGAAGTTGTAGAAGATGTTGAAGATGAAGTTATAGAAGATGTTGAAAATGAAGTTGTAGAAGAAACAACTGATACACAAGAATAAAAAAAGCCGCTTAAAGCGGCTTTTTTAATATTATAAAAATTTTTTTACTAATCCGGTAATACGACAGTCTGTCCGATATCTGAATCGTGTGCATCAGGATTCAGAACCATTGCTTCCATACGTTGTGTATCTTCCTGATTTATTTGTACTTGTGTTTTCACTGTTGCTGTGCGGAGTAATTCTTCCTTATCGGCAGGTATGGATCTCATACCTGGTCTAGCTAATTCACTTTTAATAATTTCTTTAACTAAATCTTCTTTCATTTGCCTTATATATTCTGTCACATGCTCATCGATATATGTATTAGGGTTATCTGCTACATAGCATAGAGCTTTGTAATCAGCGTCACTTATTTGAACTGTGTATTGTACGGCCATTATAACTCTCCTTTAACCATTTGGGTTACCTCTAAGCGGTCCACTATACATTGCAACTATTTCATTTCTATCAGTTACAAGTGTGCCTACATCAGGATCTGCAAGAATTCTTTCAACTTCTACATCATAAATTTCTTGTTTTGCTTGTTCAACGAGATGGTTCACTGCATTTTCGATCCAATCTTGTGGATCCATACAATAGCGGTTTAACACTTTTTGTTCGTTGTCTGTAATATCAAATACTATATTTCTCATTTTAAGTTTATCCTCATAGTTATTTAGCTAATCATGTATCCGTTGAACACACTGTGAGCACTGTGAAAGCGGGTTTGATTGTTGTGCCAGAACACACGCACTTCTACATACTGTCCAGCATTTAGATATGTTCCTAAATCAACATGTGTGCCGTTTGGATAGTATCTCTGTGCATTTGAATGGCCATATATTCCGTGCGGAGCACGACCTCCGACCATACCGTTGCCGCCGTTAACACCAAAACTCATATGATAGTAACCTTGGTTGTTGTTACGATCATTTCTTGCATATGTTTCAAACTGAAACTGATAAAATCCTGCAATTGGTGCAGTAAATCTACCATTACCGTAATTAAAATTACTTCCGCCTCTTTGTTGACCGGTCCATCCAAAGTTGCCGTTCATACTTCTCCATCCTGTACCGCCGTAGCTGTTAGCATACCGCCAGCCACTGGTTCCAGGAGAATGAAATGCAACACTGTTAGGTTTTGTTAGAGTATCATTGGTGTTCATAACAATTCCTGCTTGGCCGCCTGCTGAAATAGTTGTACTATTTCCACTAAAACTAATACCTGTATCAGCGTCACCTGATCTATAAACAGCAGGTGCTCCAGTACTACCGGTTGTAGTTTTTAATGCGCCGGTCATTGTTCCGCCGGCCTTATTAAGTGGTGCTCCACCTAAATTTCCAGCTATTGCTCCACCTGCAAATTTGCCGCCGGAGATGCCTGCACTACTACTAATATCACCATTTGCAATTGCCCTGTATGTAACAGTTTTGCCAGAAATATCAAAATTAGTATCTAACTGCGTATCAGCTACTGAACCGTCTAAGATTTTAGTTTCTGTCACAGCTCCATCTGCAAATTCAGTTGTACCAACTGTTGTTCCTCCAATTTCTGAAGTAACAACTTCTCCGTCTACAATTGCTTCTGAGTTAATTCTTTTAAAACTATTATAATTTGCCATTGCTTATCCTATCAAATATCCACACCAATAACTGTGATTACCGTGATGCCTGCCTTGGTTACCTCCAAAATATGGTAATGGAGTTAGATATTGTCCTGCATTCAAATAACGTACATAAGACGTCATAATACCCGGAGCATAGTTGTTTCTTAATCCGTATGCATACATTTGGTGGTTAGTTCTACCTCCACTTAATTCTCCGTTGCCACCATTTAGACCAATTTTAAAGTGAGTGTATCCGTTTGTTGAGTTTGAGTCATTGTACCAATATGTTGACAAATAAGCATAATAGTATCCTGCAATAGGAACCGTTACTCTACAGTTATTAGATGTTGTAATGCCGCCGCTTGTGTTAAAGTTCCAACCCATGTTGTCAAGTTCACGCCAGGCGCGAGCTCCATCGTAGCTGTTACCATATCGCCAACCTCCTCGACCACTTGCTTCCCAAGCTGGATGGTTGCTTTGTGTAGGATGTCCATTACTGTTAATAGACATACGATCAGTGCCGTTTTCTCTTATATTAATTGTTTGTGCATCTATTCTTATGCCGCTATTAGAAGCACCACTACTGCCAAGAATAGTACCGTTTGCAACTTGTATTTGGCCAGTCATTGTGTCGCCGGCAGTGTTTACAGGAGTATATCCTAATGAGTCTATAACAGCACCAGTTTGCATCTGTGTTCCTGCAATTGCATCAGCTGCAATGTCACCGTCTACAATAGGTCTATATGTAACCGTTTTACCAGAAATATCTAATGTACTAGCTAATTTATCCCCTGATACTGCGCCGCTTCCAAACTTATCTGTTGAAACTGCACCGGGTGCAATTTTAGCAGTTGTAACCTGGCCAGTGCCGATATCACTTGCGGCAATAGAATCATCAACTATAGCTTCTGAATTAATCTTTTTAAAACTATTATAATCTGCCATTATCTATCCTATCAATTGTCCGCTAAAAATTTGGTGTCCAGCATGTATTCTTGAATTGTTTTGATGCCATCTGACAGCTAAACTTACATACTGACCACTGTTCAAATATTGTATACTATTATAGCAAGCACCGTCATCGTGACTGTTTGTGTTTCCGTGCATGTTAATATTATAAGGAATTCTGCCACTAGGTGTTGTGTTTACAGCTCCGTTTTTACGGAAAAATGAATGTATATAACTACTTGTACTATTGTTATTATTATACAAATAATACATAGTACTAAAATGATACCATCCACTCACAGGTGCTGTAAAACGTCCATTGCTAGTGTTGAAATTACTTCCACCGTACTGGTGAGCTAAGTTCCAGTTCATAGTACTATTAAGTTCTTTTTCACCAACACCGCCTCCAAAACTATTTGTATATAACCAACCCGGTTGTCCTGCGGCAGCAAACATAGGCTTACGTGGAAACGTAGTTCTACCCGAGCTGTCAATAGTCATTGCATCACTTCCGTTTACAGAAAACCTAACTTGATTGTCTGCAAAATAGATACCTGTATCTGAGTCATTTCCTCTAATACTTGGACTACTAGCACTACCGTTAGATACAGCTAGTCTACCGCTCATTGCATTATTACCAGTTGTAGATAAAGGTGTATATCCTAGGTTTACCTCAGCAGCGCCTGTTGCCATTTTGCTTTCAGCTATATTCGCACTACCAGAAATATCATTATTTACTATAGATCTATATGTAATATTTTTTGTTGATAGATCTAGTGTTGATCCAAGTTTATCAGATGTAACCGCTTGGTTTGCAATCTTAAGAGATGTAACAGCATCTGTTGCAATCTCATTGGAACCAACAGCTCCGGGAGCAATATCTGTCCCTTGTACTTGTCCGTCGACAATTGCTTGCCTATCTATTCTCTTAAAACTGCTATACGTTGCCATTGTCTCACCTTTACCTTAGATTGTAAACAATCTCCATCCTTGTGTGTCATTATAAAAAATAATTTCAAATGCACTACCTTCTGTATTCACTGTTAGATTATCGTTAGCACCCATAATAGGTTTACCGTTTCTGTCTATAGTTAAATTATTAGTATCGAAAGTATTTTGAACATCAAAAATTCTCAATATATCACCCATTGAAGGACTTGCAGGTAAAGTTAAAGTTATTGGTGCAGCTGATGTATCTATCCAGTATGCTTTATTAGAATCTGCATTGTGTGCAGCGTTCACTTCCACGTTCGGCATTTTTACAAATGTCGGTGTTGGTTGAACTCCTTTTGCTACTATTCTTGCCATTTAATACTCTCCTAAATATATTTATATTGTTTATGCTGTTGCAGTTTCTAAGCCAAATGCTACTGCTGAACAACCTAAACTATCTGCATATACAACAATATTTTTTGTTGCATCTAAGACTAATCCTGTGCGTTCAAGAACACCATTAGCTAAAATTTCAACGTCATATTCAATATATTCAGCAACAGCCGGTGTTGCGGCAGCTGAAAGAGCTACTCTAACAAGTCTTGGTGCTGATGATCTATTTACTACGTTAAGTGTAACTACTGAAAATGTATCTGCTGGTACAGTATACACAGTTGTATCAGTTGTTGCTGGAACTTCCGAAGTACCTAAAATTCCGTTTGCCATTATGTTTATCCTCCAATGTTATCTTAAAAAGTAATTGTATGCTAACGGTGTACCAAGTACTGCGCCTTGGAACTGTACGTTTGCTTTTATATTTATCGTCGCGCCACTGACTGTCGTAATTTGTGTTCCGTTAATGAATATGTCACCTGCAGTTACACTGTTAACAATAAGAGATGCACCTCCGCCACCAATTTGTGCTTCAATGTATGCTTTAATTGCTCTCTGTGTCGGTACAACAGTATCACTATTTGCTGTGAAGAACGGATCTGTACTAAATTCAGTAACACTTGCAGAGTTACCACCTAGTGTAACTTCACCTAGTGATAGTTCCTGTAGTCCTGCAATATTAAATGCTTCAGCATTCAATGTAGCAACACCAGTTGACTGTTCAATACTAAATAAATCACCAACTTTAAAGTTACCGTCCTGGTCAGTACTTGTAAAGAACACTCTACCACCATTTGAACTTACTGTTTCACTAGAAGCCTTTGGTGCGTTTACAGGGTCACCGGGATAATTTGTATCAACAAAGTTACCTGTTCCAATGTCTAAGAAATCGTGTCCTGTTAGTCGTGTTTGACTAAATCTAATTCTCATTGTAACTGGGTTTTCATCGCTTACAGCATCTTCAATTTCCATGTTAGGTGATAGTTGTAAGAAAGCAGTTTTATCACCGTCAATAAGACCTACTAGTGATACAGTGTTAACTAGTTTGAACACTTGTCCTGGTAAATCATCAAACACTATGTTAGATCCATTTACTGGAGTAGCACTTAAACGTCTTACAGCAATAAACTGACCATCTTGTAAGAAGTCTGCAAAACCATTACTTGTAGTAGCATCTATTTCTGCTGTGGCTGTAATAAATCCACTACCTCTTGCTATAAATGTTGGTTGTGCTAACACACCGGAATTTAATCTGACTGTTGTAAGTACATCGTTAATATTATTAGGATCTGTAATTGTAACTGTAGGAGGAGTTGAACCGTATCCTGAACCTGGATTTGTAATCCTTACTTCAAATACTTGTTGGTTTGCAACACCGACTCTACCTTTTGTGGTAGCTCCAAGTTTTGCTTTTACGTGAACAGTTGTTGCCGCACTAGGGAATACAATAAAGTTTGGATCTCTATCATTGTTACCAAACGTTACACCTGATGTTCCACCTGCTGGTAGTGCTGCACCAGTAAGCGTATATCCTCCGCTTGGCCAATACACACCATCTTCAGAGATACTTAATTGATTTGCATCATCTGTTGTCACAACAAACATACCCTGACCGTACTTAATTTTTCTACCCACAGTTCCTACAAGAGCACCTGCAACAGCAGTCCAATTTTGTCCATCTATACTATATGCAACTCCTGTTGTATCGCTTGTTATTGCAACAAATCTACCATTACCAAATGCTAGGCTTGTCCAATCATCTGTGCTTGGCATTCCTGTTGCTACTGTTGTCCATGTAATACCATCTGCGGAGTATGCCATTTCTTGGCTTCCTGCTTTGACAGCAACAAATAATCCTAAGCCATATTGTATTGCTGTATAACCTGTGCTCGGTAATGCGTTAGTAGTTACTGTCCAACTTGTGCCGCCGTTATCCGAATACGCAACGTCTCTATCATTATCACCAATTACAACAAATCTAGATATTGCTGTGTCAGTTTGTCCAAACGCCACGCCAGTTAAATTAGTTGCTTGTATGGATCCAGGACTTGATGCTGTCCAAGAATCTCCATCATCTGAAATAATAGCTATAAGTGCAGTTCCTGCAATACCTACACCAACCGCTTTACTTTGTGTAAATGTAGTTGTACCGTCATCAATACGTCCGCTTGCAATTTGATCCCAACCGTTGTTAGCGTTGGTTGGTAACGTAATTGTTGACCAATTTGCACCCATATCTGTACTATAATGTCCAGCTGTTCCTGTACCGTCAAATAATGCTAAATTTCCTCGACGTCCTCTGCCAGAGAAGTCAAATGCTGTAATTGCACCTGTATCTGCGTCCACAGCAGTAATTGTAACTGTAATATCATGTGCCGGTGTTGTACCGCCTACATTAGTACCTACTATAGTTAATGTGTCTAGTCTGGTGTAACCTGTACCAGCTGCATTAGTTGCTAGATAATATTTTTCGCCGTTGCGTGTAACATCAAATGTAGCACCAGTACCGTCACTTTGTGTAGTTATAGATACACCTGTATATTCATCTGAAGTTTCAATAAATTCAACCACTGCGTTTGTAACAGAAGGATTACCTGTAACAACAGTGTTACTTTGAGTAGGTGCAGTAAATTGTGCTCTCGGTTCGATCAAATAAGTTGAAGAACTATTTGCTGCAACAATAGTTGTGCCAGGAACTACGTGATCCCAACCAGCTGTACCATCTGTTTCTTTAACAATACCAGCAAGTTTAGTACCAGAATTGTATGTGTCTATAACACCAAATTGACCTACGCCAGCACCACCTGTAATATAAAGTTTCATCCCTGGATATGCAGTTGATAAGTTACCATCTGTCGCAGCAAGTGTAATACTATTTGTCGTTCCAGTTTGTGCTGTGTTTGTTGCTACTAGGTATCCACTACCACCTGCTGTGGCATCTGGGTTGCCTGTAGAATCATCAACTTCGATAATTCTTACCTGGTTTACAGCTTCATCTCTAAAATCTTCTTGTACAAGCTCTTCACTGTCACCTGCACCAAATATATTAAGGTTAGCTTCAGTATAATCGTTGCCAGCATGAGAATATTCTACTTGTAGAAGTTCGTTTGCTCCGTCTGTGAAAACATTACTTACAACAGCATTGTATTGTTTGTTATTATCAACTATTGCTGTTACAGGAGTTTCATCAGGATCAACACCTTCTGCTACACTACCAAATGTACCATATGAGTTGTTACCGTTAGTTCCACGTATACGTCCACCTGCTTCTGCTAGGTAACCTATGTGTGAGTAGTATGTAAACACTGACACAAGCTCTGCTCTACCATTGTTTGTTATCCATGCACCGATACCGTCTGATATAACCTGTGTAAAGTCATTACTAACAATCGAATCATTGCCTCCATTGTGTAGTGCACCATCAATTTTTTGTCCAATTGCGGCAAAACCAAATGTGGTACAGTTTTGTACGTATGGTGATCTTGCACTAATCCAAACTCTTGTATCGTCTGGTCCCCAACCCGGATCTAATGATGCATATGCACCTGCTGTTGGTCTACTTGTACCATATGCATTTGCAGGACCTAAGTCGCCGCGTAACCCGTCAAGTGTTTGCAGTCTTAATCCTGTTCCATTGCGTAAGTAGTAGAAATCTTCTTCTTGTGATCCAATTACACTATTAACATAATAACGAGCTGCTAAACTACTTTTGTAGAAAGCAGATAGATATAATTTAGTATTAACAGTAGTGCTTGAAGTTGTACCATTAGCATCTAATGAAACATCAGTTAAGTTGTAATTTCTATCCCATTCTTGTGGCCATTGTAAGTCCCACTTCATTCCGTTTACGTATTCTCTTACATCTCTAGCACATAATGTACGATCATATGCATATGCTTTTGATACAACAAATCCTTCACCATATTCAGTAAAGTCTGTTGCAGTACCATATTGTGTTTCCGAAATTGTAAATGTTGTAGCACTTGTAATATCTTTTACATAATATGTTAATGTTTCTAGTAAGTTTGCATTAACAACAGCATCAGTTGAATCTCCTGCTGTTTCATCATCAAAGAATTTTATCTCCATGCCTGTTGACAACCAAGATGTATCTGATATTGATAGTTCATCTGTGTTAATATTAATTGCCGTCACTCTATCTTTAAATTTATTATCAACATGATTTAAAACTTCTTCAACAATAAATTCTTTATTAAGTTCTAGTTGGCGTATAGCATTCCATACTTCAATATCTTCGTTAGCTTTGACACCACCTTCAGGACTTCCACTCCAAATAATATCTTGGACCCATTCCCATGTATCGTTAATTCCTGTTTGTGCCGCAGATACAGACATGTAACTATTAATTTGTGCTCTTGCAAATTCATTTGCCGCAAGCGTTGCTGTTTTTTGTGCGCCTAAGACTTTAGTACTAGGAGCTCTAAGATAACTTAATCCTGCATTTATACTAGCAAAATTTGTTCCTAAAAGTACGTCATATTTTGCTGCTTCAAGTATTATGCCTAAATCTCTTGAACATTTAGCATGATTATATTTGAAATCATTATATGTATCTGTAATATACTGTGTGACTGATCTAATAACATCAGTAGTATCACTTGCTATATTACTAAATGCAGTTTGATATTCTGCATCTGCCCAAGTTATAGACGGTTTAACAATTGCTGGTAAACTATTTAAATTTCCGGCTGTGATTACATCTTCGATAATCTGCATTTGCGTGTCACGTATCAGGGCACCTTCTGTTGCTGTTGCAGGTGTACCTGGAGTTGTTTGTACTTCAGTAGTAGTTTTAGTCCAAGAACCTGTATCTTCTTGCACAACATAAAACATTACAGTTGCAAGTCTATCATATGCTGCCGCAGTTTGTGCTGATTGTCCTGCTGGATAAGCAGTTGTTTCTGTAAAATAAGATTGTGCTATTCTTGTTGTAGCTTGAGTACCGCCATATAAAACATCATAGCACATTGCATCAATAATAAATCCAACATCTCTTTCACATTTTACAGGATCATACTGAAACTGATACCATATACTACCAGGATTACCTGAATTAACAGTTATTTGGTTGGCAATCCAAGCAATTATTTCATCTTTTATAAATTCTTTGTTTGCAATAAGATTATCTTTTGCATCCACTCTATTTTGATCGACGCCTGTAGGACTTGGAAAAGTTAACGTATCTGCATTAGAACTACCATTATTAATAATGTCTACAATCTCATTAAATGCATTTTGTATTCTAGTACTTGAATTACTTGATCCAGACGCACTTGATCCATCAGTTGTTACACTTATTTTTAAATCATCTCTTGCTTTACGTAAAGCACCTACAGTTTCAATTCTTTGACTTGTCAAATTGTAAGCGTTAATCGGACGTTGGTATGCTTGTCCAGCAAAAACTGCGTTGTAATTTGTTCCAAGAGCAACATCATAAGAAATATCACCAATAATTAGTTCTAAGTCTCTACGACACTTTGAAGATCTATATTTAAAAGATCCAAAGTTTTCGTTAATAAAATCAATTGTTTTGTCTTGTATTACTTCTAAGTTGTCTCTTGCTATAGCAAAGTCAGATGCAACAGTTGCAGATGTTCCGGTTAAACTTGGATATGTAGTAGCAACCGTGCCTGAGCCATTAGTTATAATATCAATAATATTAATTACTAGATCTCTTGCTCTATTTGATGCTCCTGTATCTCCAGCTACCCCTGCCTTTTGAGTTTTATCACTTTGGTATACTGGTGTAACTGTAATATTTCTACCAACGGTTTGTACAAGATCTCTAAGATACCCGTATGCAGCTAGTGTTGCTGTTTTTTCACTTGAATTAATTTGTAGGTTAGTTGCTTCCCAATATGCTTCACCGGCTTTTACAGTTTGCCAGTTGCCGCCATATGTTAAGTCATAGGCTAACGCATCAAGAATAAATCCAACATCTTGTTTACATTTTGTTCTACTATATTTTAAATTTGGATATCCATCAGCAATAAATCCAACAATTTCTGCTTGTATAAATTCTTTGTTTAATAAATTCAAATCGCGCAATTTGCCATCGGCAGGATCAGTCATATCATAGTAAGGAGTTAATGCTGATTCGTTTTTTATTCCTAGTCCGTAATCAATTTTTCGTCTTATAGACCTTGCTAATTTTTTTACAGCAGGAGCTACAATTGCTGTTTCTGCATATGGCCAAGATTGGTCTTGAGTTTTTGTATTTCCAGATTCTGCTGTAACAGTCGCACCGGTAACAATATCACCGACGATGCTTTCCATGTGCTTTATGCCTTCGTATGTATATTGGAAATCGTCTATGCTTGTTAGAGTGTTAGCACTATTATAAATTGTTCTAGGTTGTACATTTGTTGCACGTAGTTCGTCACCCATAATACAACATTCAGCAGGAACAATAATTGGTAATACTTCTTTGTAAGAACCTGTAGAAATTCTAACTAGTGTTGTTCTGATATGCCTTGCTGGAATATTAGTTGCTACACCAGCTGTAATTGCATCAGTGACTATTCCACTTAATTCCGTAATTGTTTCAAATATTGTTGCCATTAGTAGCCTCCTCCGCCACCACCGCCACCGCCGGATCCTCCGCTACCAACGGATGTTCCACTGTATGCTGCTGTTGCTGTGCTTTCGTATTCAACATTGTCTTGTCTGCCTAATCCTGTTTCAAAATATTGGGCGACAATAGCTGTTGAGTTATCCCCGTTTTCGGTTTGATAATTTGTAGTCGGGGCTTCTTGTTTTAAAACTTTTTCTATTACTGTAAGTCCATATGCAATACTTGCTTTTGTTTCTGTTTTTTGTCCTAGATAAGGAGATCCAGCTGTGTCATTCACATAAGATAGTGCTGCTTCGCGACTTCTTACATTGCCGCCGTGTGTCAAATCCCAAATAAATGCATCTACTAATAATCCCATATCTCTTTCACACTTTGCACTGTCATAATTAAAATCTGTTGTAAAAGGACTAGTACCGTTTGTAATTTGATAGTCAGTCCATTCTACAATCTCTCTTTGTATAAATCTTCTGTTTAATTCTAAAAGTCTCGCTGCATTAGGTACTTTTGCACCTTTTTCAATTTGCTGAGTTGCATATCTAATTGTTCTAAACGGTCTGTCAACTGACTTTCCATAAATAGGTGCCGGACTATCAACTCCATGTTCTGCAACATAATATACATCATCAACATAATCTAATGTTGCCCATTCCGGTATGCCTGTTGAACTAACCTGTAAAACTTGTCCGTCGTCGCCGATTGGTAATCTTGTTGGTCCTGCTCCACCGTAATAAACCAAATCTCCTGTTGTAGTAAGTACGCTTGTTTCACTACCTATAGCAATCAAGTTCCAGTATGCACCGGCAACATCTAAATCTGGTCTAGAGTTTTCTGCACCACCACCTGCACCTACTCTAGTTTCAGTTGAAAAGTCATCACCTTCTGCAACGTGGTTTTGGACACATACATAAGAGTTATCACCATATCTTATAACGTCTCCTTGATTATAATATTGGTCATCTAACCAAACGCCGCGCCATTGCAGCCCTGTATTAAATCTTTCCCAATAACTAGCACTAGGCGGTTCTTGTCCGTTATGATCTAAAATTGCTCTGTAAGTGTATGCTCCATATCTTACAAGGTCACCAATAAGATAATCTATATTAGAAGAATCATCTCCCCAGTCGCCTCTATATCTAAATCCTTCTGAAAATAAATTCCAGTCATTTGTTTGTGTTGATGGTATTTTATTTAAATTTTCTGTTATTGCAATATACTGGTTACCACCGTGTTTTACAATATCCCCAATTTGGTAAGATGTTTCGTATGACCAAACATTTTCAAATTGGAATCCGTCAACAAATCTATTCCAATAAGCACTGTCTGTCCCAAAACTTGCTGCTGATGTGTGATAAGCTGTTGCGATGTACGAATTAGCACCAAATCTTATAACATCATTAACTTTGTATCTAGTCGCTGTTGACCAAACACCTTTGTATTCAAATCCCTGATTAAATATATCCCATTTAGATAAATCAGATTCAAGACCTGCCGCTTCGTTAGCTGCAGAAATATGAGCAGTATTACACACATATGTAGTACCACCATACTTAACTAAATCTTTTGCTTTGTAATCAAAACTAACTGTCCAATTACCTTTCCAATCATTTCCTTCGGCAAAAATTTCCCAGCTGCCTATGTCTGACTCTAATCCTGTAGTTGAATCTTCTGCGCTAGTATGGTTAGTTTGACATATATATAATCTACCGCCGTACTTTACAATATCATCATATACGTAAGATGTCTGTGGTTGCCAGTCGCCTTTCCAGGATTGACCGTCACTTACAAGATTCCATTTTGGAGGTACTATGTCAAAGTCACTAAAGAAACTTGCTGAACTTGTATGTCCAAGCACACAGATATAAGTTTTTCCTCCAAATGCTATTACGTCATCTTGAAAATAAACTGTACTTGCTGACCAGTCGTTTTTCCAAACAAACCTTAATCTACCTAATTTAAACTCTGCCATTTATTACTCCACTACTATATTTATCATTGTTGTTCACTTCTGGTAAAAGATCTAAAAAACATAATTTGAGCTAACAAAGAACCATGAGTGTTTGTTACATTGCCTAGGGCGTCAGCTCCATCAAAAGTTACATCTCTTGGAATTTTTAAATATCCTCCACCTAGTATGTCTACTATATTTTCATTCGTACCTACTTTAACCTGTCCTGCAGTAATTGCGTTGGTTTCAAGATCAGAACCACCAACACTTAACCTATCTGCAAGGAATGTTGCAATAGCCTTTTGTGTTGGAATAATATTATTAGAGTCTGCACTAAATGTTGCATCAGTACTAAACTCATTTACAACTGTACCAGTACCACCCAATCTCACACCACCTAGTGCTAGTGACGAAAGTCCGTCTAGATCAAAGAATTCAGCACTAATAGTAACAACACCTGTCGCTTGGTTAACTCCGAAAAGTTCGCCGCCTCTAAAGTTACCATCTTGGTCAGTTGATACATAAAATACTCTACCGCCATTTACTTCTAATACTTCATTTTCAGGAGCAGCTGTAAAGAAAGCACCTCCGGCATAAAGTTCTGGATAATTTGTTTGTGTAAAATTACCTGTGCCAATATCTAAGAAATCGTGTCCACTTACTCTACACTGGCTGTATCTTAAATTTATTGTACCAGTTGTTCCGTGTGATAGATTAGACTCATTATCTATTGTTGGACTAATAGTAAATCTTACTTTGCGGGTTCCGTTTCCAGATCCGTCATCACCTAAATCTGTTGCTCCGACGGCTGTAAATAGTTTTAAATCATCAGGATCATCTGTAAGTATGTTCAATATTGAAGACAATCTTATTTGTGCTCCGGGCCCTGGAACAGGTAAGTTTACTCCGTTTAGCACTAGTAAGTTTGCCTGAGGAACTATATCAGCAAAACCGTCTCCTGAAGTTGTTATTGTACTTGTACTAGTTCTATAACCTGTACCTCTATCTACAAAGTCAGGCTGTGCCAAAACACCACTAGCTATTCTTTCATCTATTTCAACTTCAGTAATAAAGTTAGGATCAGTAACAGTTATCTGTGGTAAATTGTCTGATGTATATCCGCTTCCTGGATTCCATATTTTTACACTCTCAAATGAACCTACAGATATATCAGAACGTACTTTTGCCGTTGAACCTACGTTTATTACTGCTAGGGCGTTATTTGTTGCATTGTCAGATAATATTCTCCATTCTGGTATGGCAGCATCTTTATCAATTGCTAATGCTGTCCAACTCTGTTCATATTCAAATGCTCTTTCTGTCCACAATATTCCATCTTGGGTTGTTGCAAAAAATGTTGTTGGGCCACTGGTATCATCAAAGCCAATAACCTGTCCGCCCGTGTCACAGATACCTACAAATACACCTTGACCGTACTTTAATCGTTTCCAGGCCATTGCAGTAGAACCGTCAATAGTTGGAGCATCTGTGCCTGCTATCCAAGTTGCTCCTTTATCTAAACTTATTAGTGTATCACCAGTTGATGAAAATGCAATAAATCTGTTGTTACCATATACAAGATCTATAATATCAAAGTCACCTGCTGGAAAAACTGCATCATATCTTGACCAATTTATTCCGTCTGTGCTGTATGCAACATCTTTGTTATTAGATCCTGTTACAACAACATATGTTCCTTGTCCGTATGCTACACCCTGCCACTGATCGCCTGTCGAGTCATCTCCTACAGGAAGTGTAGAAGTACTCCAGGTTAATCCGTTTGTGCTATATAAAGCTGATTGTGTTGCTGATCCAACAAGAACTAATCTTCCGTTGTCTAATCCTGTACCTGATGCATTTAATCCGTATACTATATCTTTCCATTCTGCATTAACAGGTAGTGATCTTTCTGTCCAACTTTGTCCGGTTAAACTATACGCAATTTTATTACTGTTTGTACATACAGCTAAAAATCTATTTTTGTAAGCTAAAACTCTTATAAATGTACCAGTAAACGGCAAATTACCTTCAAACCAAGTTTCTCCATCATCACTGTATCCAAAAATACCATCGGTGGTAAGTGCAACCCATCTTCCTCCTCTAGGAGTTCCTGTTACACTTACAGTAAGTATACTGTTAGTACTGTCATTAGAGTTTGTTAGTACCTCTATGGTACAATCATTTGTTGGAGAAGTTCCGCCTAAACTAGTACCTGGTATTACAAGACTATCTCCTACAGCATATCCTGCACCTGGATTTATTATTGCGGCTGTATAAGTATCTCCTGATCTTATAATATTTACTGATGCTGTAATTACAGCAGCCTCCTCGTCAACTGCGCCAGTTCCTTCTGCAAGAGATATGCCTGTATAAGTTACTGTAGTTCCACCAAAATCCATATCTGCCCATGTTCGTGGGTTTGGTAGTGGTTTATAGGTATTAGCTACAAACGGTGGAGCTGAACAGGTCAACCTCGGCTCTATCCTATAAGTTGTTGTACTGTCTAGTGCACCTAGTATAGTTGTGCCAGGCACAATATGATCCCATCCTGGTGTTCCGTCGCTTTCTTTTACAACATCAAGAACTTTGCTTGGCTGATCATATCCTGCTACTTGTGCGTATTGTCCTACTCCAGTACCAGCAGTTAAAATAACTCTCATGCCTAAAATTTCACTAGCAAATTGTGTTTCTTCATTAACATTTAAAGTCATAGACGTTAATGTGCTTAAATCAACTTGTGCAGAGTTTTGTCTAATTGTATAACCAGAGCCGCCTTCACTTCCAGACCCTTTAGTATTAACCAATCTGCCTTCAAATAATGCACCTTTTCTAAAATCTGTGTATTCAACATCTGCATCTGCGCCTGCTCCAGTAATGTCTGCATCAGCAAATGAATACTGTTCACCACAATTTGTATATTCAAATATTTTTAATTCATCGTTGGCGCCGCCTGCTATAGCACTTTTAATAATAGCATTATTTTCTCTATTGTTAACAGTAACAGGAATTGGTGTTTCGTTAGGATCGTTTCCGTCTGCAACACTTCCAAAATTTCCGTATGAATTGTTGCCATTTGTTGCCCTTATGACTCCGCCATTTTCTGCAAGATATCCGATTTGACAATAGTATGTAAACACTGATACAAGTTCTGCTCTACCATTGTTAGTAACCCAAGCACCAATACCATCACTTAATACTTGTGTAAAGTCATTTGACACCATTGATTTGTTACCACCATTGTGTAGTGCACCGTCAACTTTTTTACCCACACATGCTGTACCTATGTTAGTAACACCCTGTAAATAAGGAGATCTGTTATTGATCCAGACACGTTCATCTGCTGGTCCCCAACCCGGATCTAATGATACCAAAGCACCTCCTGTTGGTTTTTGGTATTGTGCAAAAACTCCTGGGGGATTAAGAGTACCTTGTAATCCTTCAGTAGTCATATTTCTTAAACCAGTAGTGTCTCTCATATACAACAGGTCGTCTAGTTGAGAACCTAGTACACTGTTATAATAGCGTCTTGCTGACATTGATATTGCCCAATTGCCTGAATAATTTAAATCTCTGTTAAATGCTCTAATCAAGTGTCTAATATCTTCGCGCATTTCTGCTTCTGGTAAAGTATCGTTTGGATATTCTGCCTTAGCATATAATATTAATTCTTTGGCTATAAATTCTACGTTCCTACTTAGGATCGCTGCTGCATTTACATCACTTGTGCTTGTTGTAGCTTCATTAGATCCTGTTACATCAGGTGACGAACCACTACCAACGTTTGCATCAATAAATGCTTCGTAGTCATCTATCAGTTGATTTATAACTGAGATAGATGTTACCTCCGCTATAGGTCCTGTCTTGTCTTGTACAAACGTATTTGCTTCATCTTTTGTTGCGTTTTGTAATTGTATAAGTTGCGGGAATAACTGTTTTAACCTTGTTAAATATTCTTGAATATATTTGAATGTATCAGTGTATGCTATTTTGGGTCCAGTAGCTACTACAGTTGTTGAACGCAATTCGTCTCCCATTACAACACATCCAGCTGGTACACTTATAGGGCCAACTTCTTCGAATCTACCAGTTGCTACATAAATTTTAACTAGTGTTCCTGCGGTAAAATTATCCTCTACATATTCACAAGCATGTCTTACAGTTTTAAATGGTGATCTCCAACTAAATCCAAAATCTTTTTCGTCTTGCCCGTGATTTGCAACAAATATTGTATCAGTGTCTGTTGACAGATTCCTCCAAAATGCTTCTAATTCTTCAGAAATACTATCTTTTTCTACTGATAACAATTGTTTCTTTTGTCCGATAGGTAAACGCTTATCTCCAAGAGTTGATAAATCACCTATAGGTTCTCTAGCTAATCCGTATTGTACTAAATCACCCTTGGCTTGCAGAGCACCTGGTTGACCTGCTTGTATTAAGGTGTCCCAATAATCATATCCTGAACCGTTATCACCTGGAAAATTATTATCTGCTGAAGTGTGTTCTAAATTACATACCCATGCAGTACCGGCATACACAACTACTTCATTTATACTGTATAATTTATTAGCAGTCCAACCAGCACTAAAAAGTTTTCCTGGTATAAGTAATTCCCAAACTTCAGGATCAAGATAATCAATACTAGACCCGTCACCGTCTGAAAGGTGTACATCTCTTACTGCATAGTAAACGTTTCCTCCACGTTGTACAACATCGCCTGTTTTATATTGCTTGTCGGTTTCTGCTATAGTTGTTGGTGCAGGTGTATTAGGTATTAAACCACCCATTTCTACGTTTGTTGCTGAGAAATAATACATACTAACAGTATTTGCAGCTGGAATAGTTAGTGAAACCTGTCGACTTGCTGAGGATAAGAAATTATCGAAATAATTTTGCCTTGTAACTTCAACACCATCTAAAATATATTTGACTGCTCCTGGATAGTCATCTTCAAAATATGTTCCGCCGCCAGCAATTCCATTTTCTCTTGTACTAAAACAAATCGGATTTGTAACATCATTGTAAGTAGCATTTGAATCTGTCGATTGGTTAAAAATATAGGTTACAGTTCTAACTAATGATATTTGATTTTTTTCTACACCGTTTAAATACAAATTACCAGTTGCTTTTTCATCAACTGAATCTACATCTACTTTAACATCAATTGTTTGTGTTGATAAATCTACTGTATTATAAAGTCCTTTAAAATTATATGTCTTGGCTAGAATAATCCAATTAATTGTACTATCATCAGTATCAGATACTTGACCTTGACTAGGATTACTATCTAAATTATTATTAACTGCATAATATAATGTTCCGCCATAGCGGACTATGTCACCTTGATTGTAAACAACAGTGTCACTCCATTCACTGTCATACTGACTTCCTAATAATTCTAAATCAAATTTTGTTGCATCAATTTGTAAATCTCCGGATGTATGAGTTTCATTACATCTAAAAACACTACCTCCATATTTTACAATATCATTTTTTACATATTTGGTAGTTGGTAACCAAGCTGTCCTATAATTGTATCCTTCGTAATATATTTCCCATTTATCTTCATTATCTTCAAATGTAGATCCGCTATTATGCGTTTTTATTGACTTGTAAACAATACCATTATATTTTACTAATACATCTAATCCGTAGTCGGTGTCACCAGACCAATTAGTCAAAAAGTTTTGTCCTGGAATAAACAGTTCCCAATTCTCGTTTGATATTGGCACACTTTCATCTATTGTAGGAGCATCAGCAGGAAGAGTTGTTGAAGTATGGCTATTTTTACATGTATATAAACTTCCTTGATAGTTTATAATGTCACCTTTGTTGTATACTGTAGCAGTTGCCCAATCACCTAAAAATGTTCTGCCGCTAGTCATTACAACCCATTTAGGTTGAGGAACAGGTGGATTAGATCCCGGAAGTGTAGCAAGTAAATCAGTCCTAAATAAAGCCGATGATGTGTGTGCAATCAAACATACATAACTTTTACCGCCAACACGTATAATGTCATCTCTTCTATAAGGTTCACCAGTAGTCCAATCACCTTTCCATCTAAATTTAAATCGATCTAAACTAAACTCTGCCATCTTAGTATGCTCCGTCCGGGGTTGTATTGGTCTTTATAACATCTGAATCATTTCCGTCACCGTATGCAGGTGACGATATTTTATCTGGATAGCTATAAGTTTCTGATAATCTTTGTATAAACTGTCCGTCAACAGGATCAATAAAATATGTTAAACTTCTGTTGTCCCATTTAAATTGAGGATATCTTAGGTTATCATTTACAATTTCGTGATCTTCATCTATTCCTGATAGGAAATCAATTCCTTCTTCAAAATCTAAATAGTTCTCAGCTGCAATACCAATGTCATTGATAATTGCAATGTTATCTTGGCCGCCTGATAATTGGTCTACTTTTATTAAAAATAGTTCTCCGTCATCATTTCTACGCAAGCCGTACATGTACCTTTTAATAAAACCATTAATTACGTCTGTAGGACTTGTTCCAATATAGTATGTCATTATGTTATCTCCACGTAGCTGACTATTACATCTACTGAGTCATCTACACTTGCTCTTACTAGTAGTTGATTACTAGGTGCTAATACAAGTTTTTCACCTGTACTTACTGCCCGTAAACTTGTTCCTGCTGGCAAGATACTATTTTTTAAATAATATCCAGTTACACTTGTATCGTCTTTTATAAGCACATCAGTGTATACAAACTGATCAGTAAGATTTGTAAAACTCAAACCTAGAATTGTTACCCTTGTGGTAGGCAATGTTTCATAAATTAAAACAGGGACTGTACCACAATTTTTTATTACTGTATTTTTTAATATTGTTGCCATTTATCTATCCAAAAATTAATACTTTCTCAATTGCAATTTCTTCTGCTTGAGCAAAAGAAATACCGCCACTAGCACCTGCAACACTTACCCATGTTGTTCCGTCGTATAGTTCAACTCTAGAATCATCAGTGTTAAAACGTATCATTCCAGTTGCGCCTGTTGGACGAGTGGCGTTTCCGCCTACAGGTAGCACTACACCTTGGGTTCCATCAAATTTAACATATCCGTTGCCTGTATTTGCAAATACTGTTACAGCATCAGCTACGTTATTTTTTATAGTGCTATCAGTAACACCCAAGTTTTCAAATTTAACCTGTCCTGTGCCGTTTGCAATTAAGTTTAAATCTGTGTTAGTAGTAATACTACTTATCCTATTACCATCTATCTCAATGTCATCTACGGTTACTCTATTTGTGTTAAATCTACTAGCATCTATATCTGCTACAATACTTCCATTAATATAAAATCTAATTTTGTTGTCATTTGCACCTGGTGTAAGTTCAGCTGTAATCTTCGTATTGCCGTCAAGGTCTTGTAAACCATCTAATCTAATCCAATTTGAACCGTCATATCCTTCAAATCTTGCAAGTTCACTGTTAAATCTAAATTGTCCTGCTACTGCTGTTGGACGTTCTGCTGTGGTCCCAGATGGTAAATTTACAGCGCCAGTTGCATCAATTGTAACAACTCCATTGGTAGGAGTAAGAGTAATATCAGCTGTACTAGCAATAGTACTAGCATCAAATGTTAAATCGTCAACTACAATTTTTCCTGTACCTGCAGTTCTTAGTTCTAAATTACTATTACTATTTGTAGTAGTAATAAAGTTTTCTCTAATAACAATATCACCTGTGACAAATTCTGATGATGTAATTATACCAGTACTTACAAGATCTACAAAATTTGTTGTTCCTAGTATTTGTACATCATTAGATATAATAACATTGTTATTAGGAATTAATATATCGCCTGTGCCATTTGCTCTAAGTTCTAAATTAGAATTACTAGTAGTTGTAGTAATTACATTATCATCTATCTTTATTTCTTCAAACTGTGCCGCTGCACCTACAGTCAAATCTTGTGTAACTGTAACATCGCCACTTACGTCAGCATTACCTGTTTGTGTATGTCCGCCTACTAATGTGACTGTACCTGTGATATTTGTATTTGCTAAAGTTGCAGTGCCGTCAACTCTAAGATTATTATCTACTTGTAAATCATTTGTAGGTATTAACACTTTACCTGTGCCGTTTGCACGTAAATCTAAATCAGCATTAGATATTGTTGTTGTGATAAAATTGTCAGTAATTCTAATATCATCAACTAACATTTCATCTACATGCAAGTTTGCCCACATATTTGTACTTGTGCCTAAACTAAAAGTACTTGTAATATTAGGGCGCAAGTCGCTTGTTATTCCTGCTACAATTTGTAGATTATCATCACCGCTGTCACCAAGTGTAATATTTCCGCCTATTGTTACATCTCCAGTTACATCGATGTTACCAGTTACACTTACATTATTTTCTAAATTAATTTCGTCAGTTGCACTTACAAAGTTTAGAGCACCTGCTGTGCTTTCTATTGTGTTGCCACTGATCCTGATATTTCCTGTATCAATTCTTGAACCATTAATAAATGTTGTATCACCGGCATTGCTAAATGTTACACCATCTGTTAGTGTAATGTTTAAAGATGATACAGCAAAGTCTACTGTTCCGCTTTCTTGATTAATATGAAATAAATCACCAACTCTAAAGTCGCCTTTGTGATCAACACTACTGTATCTTATCTGTGCTCCGTTAAGTTCTACAACTTCGTTTGCTTGAACAACACTACCTGTATCGTTGCTTACTTCTTTACCATTACCGATATAGGCTAAGTTTTGTCCAATTGCATAAACTAATACCCCTTCACCGTTACCGTATAATCCAAAGTTGCCGTAAACATTAGCAGATCCTATCATTCTTACTTCTGCACCAAAATCTCTAATATCTACGTTTTCAATTGTTGTTGCAGTTGCTCCAGCACCGTTTGATATACTAGCTGGTGTAGTATCAAAATTTAATAAATCAGTATTTTTTCCATCGAGGACAAGTATGTCATTGTCAACACTTTCTACTGTGACATTTACGACACTAGACGCATCTGTAGAAGTAAACGTAACAGTGTTACCAGCAGCAAAAGTTCCTGATACTCCACCAAGTCTTATTCTTGTTTTTCCATCATATGCTTGGCCAGCAGTACTATCAAACGCATGAAGACCTCTGTTTGCAAAATATGTGAAACAGTTTAACCACTCAATTCTAGCACCGTTGGTTGCGACAAGTCCATCAACACCCGGAGTAATAAATGTTACACTGTGGAACAACATTGCTGCTTCTCTTGATGCAGCTGTTGCATATGCACCGTCAACAAGGGCTCCTTTGCCAGCATCTCCTGATAAAAATCCTCTTGGATCATCTGCTGTAAGTGTTGTACCTTTGGTTATTACAGTAATATTTCTTATGTAAGGTGAACGAGTAGTTACTGTAAAATCTGTTGCAAAACGAAATGCGTAACCGTTGTCAGGAAATACTCTGTTATCTCCACTACAACTAAATGTTAGATTTGAAATAAACACACTATGTCCAACATAAGTATCGTGTGGTGACGCTGTTGTAACTTCTAATACTCCTGTTGAATTATTATATGTTGCTGATGTTACGTTTACAGGAGCAGTGCTATCACTAAAGTCAACTGTTCCGCCACTTACATATGCATGTGCTTGGTCAGTAATTCCTACATTTACTTTAAATGTATCAGTGTCGACTATTTCTGTTATTGTAAAATAATTGCCGCCGCTATAAAAATCTTTTACAGTCAAATCTTCTACTGTGCTTTCACCGTTCAATAAGAAAGCATCATTGTATCTTGTAGCAGTTGTTGGAGAAATATTTACACTTCTAATACTGTGTCCTTTTACAGTAACTCCTACAGGTACAGTCAAAGGAAATATCTCTGTGTATTCTCCTGGATATATGTGAACTGTATCACCAGAAGTAACTTGGCTAAGTGCATGTTTGATACTTGCATATGGATCTTGTGGGTGATCTCCAGAATTTGCATCGTCGCCGTTTTCAGCAACATAATAAATGTTACCTTGTCTAAGTGTTAGATCAATACCGTTTACTATAAGTGCGTCAACAGTTATAGCTGTTGCATTAAAATTATTTACATAAATGTCTGCCCATTGTTTTCCGCCTGTAGCAGGATTTGTACCTAGTTGATATGTGTTTGTTGCATCAGGAACAATATTACTTGCTATTTCTGCATTAATAATAATATTGTCAGTATCTGCATCACCTAATGTAATGTCGCCATCTGAACTAATAGTGCCGGTTGCATGTAAATTTCCTGTGACATTCATGTCTGCAAGAACTTCTACAGTTCCAGTTCCGTTTGGTCTAAATTCTAGGTTTGTGTTTGAGTCATTAGTTGAAATAGTATTGCCTTCTATGTCAATACTATCTACTGTCAATCTGTTTTGATAAACAACATTATCTAGAGTACCTAAATTCAAATAGGTTTGATTAGATGAAATAGTATTTCCTTGTACTACTACATCACCCAATGTTGCTGTGTTTGTTACTGTAAGATTGTTTACTCTAGATGTACCTGTAACATCTAACTCGTGTTGAGGAGAACTATTTTTGATACCAACACGTTGGTTGTTAACATCTAAGTATAATAGGTCGGTCTCAAAAGCTAAATCAATCCCATTACGGATAAGATTAGACTTTAAGAGCGGACCGGATATGCGACCAACTGCCATCTCTACTCCTTACACGGGGATCCTGTCCCACAAGCCTAATTTTCAGCTATTGCTCTTTGCCGGCTAACCACAGTTTGTCCTGCTACGGATTTGGTCGATCCTTTGTAGCGTTAATAGTATTTATATGATTTGTAAATAATAGCTGATTAGCCGTAGATTAGAGACTGAACTAGAGCTTCGTCTTCCATATCTTCGATACTGATACTATCAAACCTACCAGCTGAAGTTTCCCAGGAAGTACCGTTCCAAGATTCTAATTCATCTGAATCAGTGTTTACTCTCGTAAATCCAATTTCAGGACTTGTAGGGCGTGTGCTGTTATCACCAAACGGCATCCTAATCACACCAGATCCTGAAAACTGCCAATATCCGTTATCGGTATTGCTTAATAATGTGATTGCATCATTAGCTGTGTTGGTTATTGTGTTACTATCAATTGTTATATCAGCAACTACAGTATTTCCAGATCCGTCTGTTATTAATTCTAGATCACTATTGCTAACATTTGTACTTATAGTGTTTGCATCAAGATTTATATCTTCAATCTGCATTGCATGTATATTGATACCATCGCTGTCAAAACTACCTAGATTTACACTTGCTATATCTAATTGTAAAGTATTATTAGTAGGATGTGCTATAACTTTAGTTAATAAATCATCAGAGTATACACCACCTAGTGCAATAGCAGAATTAATGTATAGTTCAAATGCATTTTTTTCTGTATTAAATCTAATATCACCTTGTGTTTGTGAACGTTGTGATGTATTGCCGGTTGGTAGTTTTATTGCACCTGTAGCATTTATCAACAAGTTCTGTAAAGGATCTATTGTAATATTTGTTGCCGAACTTATATTTTGTCCATCTACTAAAACTTGTTCAAATTGTACACTACTAGTGCCCACACTGCGTAATTCTAAATTACTATTAGTATTTTGTGTTGTTATAACATTATCATATATTTCAATATCGCCAGTTGAAAAATCAGCTGATGTTTTTGTAATGTTTAAATCTATAGTTGAAGTTGTTCCTTGCACAGTAATATTTTTACTAATAATTAGATTTTCATCAAACAGTATATTTCCTGTTCCACTAGCTCTAATATCTAAATCGTCATCTGCAGAGAAAGTTTCGATAACATTTGTAAAAATATTAATTTTTTCTAGAGAAGCACTTACTGCACTCAAATTTTGCTGTACTATTAAATTACCTGTAACATTAAAATTATCACTAATATTATAGTCACCTGTCAATACAACATTGCCGGTTATATTTGTATCCTGCAAAGTTGTTAATCCTGCTATTGTTGTAGCATTTGTTATCTCTAAATTAGCATCTGATAGATATATTTTACCAGTTCCATTTGCTTGTAATTCAAGATCACTGTTTGAAATATTTGTTGTAACTGTTGTGTCTTTGAATTTTACATCACTGATATTTGCTTCTGAAAAATATCCTTGTTTCCATTTGTATAAACTGCTTCCAAGATTATAATATCCGCTTATATCAGGCACAACATTACTGTT